CACAAGACTTACCTTGGGCGCACGTTGTCATGCCACCGACATCACAGGTTGGCACATTCCATAATATTAAACCAGGCGATTGGGTATTCGGCTTCTGGCGTGACCCTGATTTCTTTCAACAACCTATGGTGATGGGTGTCATGCCTGGCATCCCTGCTTCGGTGTCTGATGCAAGAAAAGGATTCAATGACCCTAACTCACCAAATGCTCCAGACACACAGGATGAAAAGTATAAGAAAGATCCAGACTTTGGGCCTTACCCAATAAAAGATTTGGTTGGTAAAGCAGATACGTCACGGTTGACTTCTGGTTTACTTGATGCTCATCCAGAGATTGAAGCAAGAGACAAAGCGGTTACGGAAAATGTTCCTACTGCAAACCAGCAAAAGATTTTAGGTGACGCAGACTTTACGGTTGATGTCGCATCTAACTGGACTGATAAACTAGCAACCAATACAGACTTCAGTGCAACGTCTTGGAAAGAACCAAAGACTACGGATGACTCCATTCGTGGTGAAGATGCCTCAGGTAAAAATCCTGAGACACAAGAAGATAGAACTCCCCCATACAAAAGACGGAACACAGAGTACCCATACAATCATGTTCTTGAAACAGAGAGTGGCCACATACAGGAGTTTGACGATACACCATTTGCAGAACGTATCTATGAAAAACATAGGAGTGGAACATACTATGAGATTGACGCTGACGGAAACAAGGTAACAAGAGTTGTCGGACAGAACTATCATATTATTGCTGGTAGTAACTTTGTTAATATCAAGGGTGATGTAAACCTTACGATTGATTCAAACTGCAAGACTTATATCAAAGGCGATTGGCATATTCAAGTTGACGGTAACAAGACGGAAGTTGTAAAAAAGAATGTTACGGAAACATATGGAACAGAGAATGGAACTCATTCACATACTATAAGTGTTACAGGTAAAAGAGCAGAGACAGTAACCAATACTGTTACGGAAACATATAAAGACGCAAAGACGGAAGAAGTCACTGGACTTGTTTCCGAAACATATAAAGCAAATCAAACAACAAACATAACAGGTACACTAGACTTGGATGCATCTACGGAAGTAGACATTGATGCTGGTGTAATCAATCTAAACTAATGCCCGGCGTAGTAAGAATAGGGGATGCACACGTTGGCCACGCAAGTCCTACACCTAGTCCATTTCATCAAACCACATACGCAAGTGGTTCTGGTAATGTTTTTGTAAACAGTAAGGGTGCAGTAAGAATTGGCGACACTACTAGTTGCGGCGATCCAGCTGTCGGTTCTAGTCCAAATGTATTTGTAAACGGAATACTAGTTCATCGTTTAGGTGACGCAACTGGCGGACATGGTTCATGGGTGCCTAATGCTTCTGCATCATCAGCAGCAAATGTAGTTGCAAATGGTGGTAGTGGAGGCGGAACACCAGCAGACCCATCAAAAGCAATTGCACAGAACGGTTCTTGTGTTCAGTATGATTGGAACAATGGAGTCTGTCTAGACTAAGGAGATAAAGTAATGCACGAGTATAAATGTAGAATGGTGAGAGTGGTTGATGGTGACACAGTAGATGTTGACATTGACTTAGGGTTCGGTGTATGGATGCTCAAACAAAGAATTCGTATGTATGGTATCGACACACCAGAATCCAGAACAAGAGATTTAGAAGAGAAGAAGTACGGATTGGCTGCAAAAGACTTTCTTATGAAGTGGACTAACGCAGGCGGACTTGTTCTCAAAACACACAAGGATGGTAAAGGTAAGTTCGGTAGGATACTTGGTGAGTTGTGGTATGGTGAAGTCAACATCAATAATAAAATGATTGAAGAACATCATGCAGTAAAATATATGGGGCAGTCCAAAGAAGATATTGCTGAAGAGCATATCAAGAATAGAGCTTTCATTAATCTATAAGTTTCGTTATAAATACAAATAGGAGAAATATATGACTGCCAATCCAACAGCATTTCGTGATGCAGAGAGAACGAATACCTCTGATAGAAATGCACAAGTATTTAAAGATATTAATTTGTCGCTTGCAAGACATCCAATCACTGGTGACATTGCAACGCTTTCTAATGTTGAGGCAGTAAAACGTAGTGTTCGTAATTTAGTTAACACCAATTTCTATGAGCGTCCTTTTCATCCAGAGATAGGATCTAATGTTCGTTCAGTTTTATTTGAACCAGTATCACCAATCGTTGCAACAGTTTTGGAAAGACACGTTAGAGATGTTATTGCAAACTTTGAACCAAGAGCAGAACTAGTCGATGTTATTGTTTCAGACAATTCTGATGCAAATGAATATAGGGTACAGATTAAATTTTTTGTAGTGAACTCTTCGGACATTGCAGACATGAACATATTTTTAGAGAGATTAAGATAAGATGGCAGAGTCAAAATTACAAGTCACCGAATTAGATTTCGATGATATAAAAAATAATCTAAAGACATATCTCAAGGGGCAGACAGAATTTTCTGATTATAACTTTGAAGGTTCAGGGTTGTCTGTTCTGATTGACACCTTAGCATATAATACACATTACCTTGGTATGAATGCAAATATGCTTTCAAACGAAATGTTTCTTGACACTGCAACACTTCGTTCATCTGTAGTATCTCATGCAAAGAAACTAAACTATACTCCACGTTCTGCCAGAGCTGCAGAAGCATTCGTCAACGTCCAAGTTAATAATAGTAATCTTTCTTCAGTAACAATAGATAAGGGTACAAAGTTTACAACTACAATAAACAATAACACATATGGTTTTGTTGTGAATGAATCAAGGACTGTTCAACCAACGAATGGTATTCTTAAATTTGAAAACCTACCTATCTATGAAGGAACATTGGTTAGTGCAAAGTATACCGTTGACTTTAATAATCCAGAAAAGAAATACACTATTACAAGCGACAGAGCAGATACCACAACTCTTACTGTTACTGTCCAGAACTCTTCATCTGATACAACTACAAATGTTTATAATCTTGCAAAAGATATCTCAACGGTAAAGGCTACTGACCAAGTTTATTTTTTACAAGAAAATGAAGATGGTAGATTTGAAGTTTACTTTGGTGACAATGTTATTGGTAAGAAACTTATTAACGGAAACATTGTAATTCTAGAATACATTGTAACTAACAAAACAGAAGCAAATGGTGCAACTACATTCAGTGGTACAGCAATTGGTGGTGTGTCTGACATTACTATAGAAACCATGCAGGCTGCGTCTGGTGGAGCAGAACCAGAAACTATTGAATCAATTAAGTACTATGCTCCTCTTAATTATTCTGCACAGAGAAGAGCAGTAACCACATCCGACTATAAATCTATTCTACCAGAGATATATCCAAATGTCAAGTCTGTTCAAGTGTGGGGGGGTGAAGATAATGATCCACCAATTTATGGACAAGTGTATATTGCAATCAGTCCATTGTCTGGAGCAAAACTAACTCAGGCCCAGAAAGAATTTATCGTAAACGGATTGAAACCATTTAACGTAGCATCTGTTCGCCCACAGATTATTGACCCTGAGACAATTAATGTTATTGTAGATACAAACTTTAGATACAATGCTCTTGCAACAACAAAGACTGCATCTGATTTGCAGACAGAAGTTAATACGACAATAACAAATTATTCTACAAACAACCTTGAGAAGTTTGATACTATGTTTAGATATTCTGAGTTGTCACGTTTGATTGATACCACAGATGAATCTATTCTTTCAAACATCACTACTGTTCGTATGTACAAATCTTTAACACCACAACTCAATACTTTAACACAGTATACAACAAAGTTTTACAATCAATTTTTTAATCCACACGCTGGCCATGGTTCGGTTTTATCTACTACTGGTTTTAAAATTTCTGGTTCAACTGCTGAACAGTTTTTGGATGATGACGGTAGGGGCAATGTTAGAATCTTTAAAGTTGAATCTAACCAAAAGGTTTATGCAAACGCAGCAGTGGGAACAATTGATTATACACAGGGAACTATAGTTCTTAATAATCTCACGATTACATCTGCAACGAACACTGATGGGTCTATTCACATGATTGTTATTCCAGAGTCAAACGATGTTCTCCCTGTAAGAAATCAACTCTTGCAAATAGACATATCCAAAGGAAGCGTTAGTGCAACATCTGACAATTCTGGTCAGGGTGCATCAACTAGTTCATATTCTCCTGTTGGTGGGGGAACTGTGACAGACACTACAACAACAAGCAGTAGTTCTTCATCAAGTTCAAGTTCAAGTTCATCAAGTTCAAGTTCTTACTAAGATAGGTAATTAAGTATGGCTGGTAATAACCCATCTTTTAAAAATAAAGTATCCCCTCTTATTGATGGTCAACTTCCTAACTTTGTTAAGGAAGACCATCCACTATTCATAAGTCTTTTAAAACATTACTATGAGTTCATGGAAGGGGCACAACTATCTCTTGGTGGATTTAATGATTATATTATTCAAGAAACAAACTCTGTTAATTATATTCTAGATCAGAACGGAGAGAACATTGTTCTTGAAACATCTGTAGCAAAGTTTGTTACAGGGGAAACCATTGTTGGTGATACTTCAAAGAGTAGTGCAAAGATTATTGTAGATGATTATGATGCTAGTAAAAAGATTTATATTACATCACAACAAAGATTTAATTTTGGTGAAAAGGTTACTGGCCAAACTTCTGGTGCAAGTGCAGTAGTCACTGATTACAAAGCAAACCCCATACAAAACATTCAACAACTTCTTGCATATGCAGATGTTGATAATACCGTATACAAGTTTCTTGATAAGTTTAAAGAATCAATTCTTCGCTCTATACCAGAGACAGTTGCAGAAGGCATAGATCAAAGAAATCTTATCAAGAATATTAAAGATTTGTATGAGGCAAAAGGAACTGAAGATGGTCATAGATTATTCTTTAGAATTCTTTTTGATGAAGAATCTGAATTCTTATATCCAAGGGAGAGTATGCTCAGAACATCTGACGGTCAATGGTCAGATGATTTTGTTATGAGAGTTCTTGAAATTGGAACATCTGACTTCGGTGAACTTATTGGACAAACGATTACTGGACAGACATCTGGTGCAACAGCCATCGTATCATCTCTTGTTAAGTTTAAGAGTGGAACAACACTTGTCACAGAACTCAATCTAGATCAAACTACTATTAATGGAACATTTGTAATCGGTGAGATTATAAAGGGTATATCGACAGTGCTTGATTTGGAGATTAGTGCAACTCTATCTGGTATTGTTGGTGAAGTAACTATTACTGATGGGCCCATGAGTATGGGTTATGGTATTAAGGGTGGACAATATTACGAGGTTGGTGATACAGTTACATTTGAGAAACTAGGAACAATTGGTGTTCGTGGCCAGGTTAGTAGAATTGGCGCTGGTAGTATTGATGAGATATACATTGCCAATCGTGGTACTGGTTATAATGAAGGTGATGCAATTGTTTTCGATAATGCAAACACAAATGGTGTTGGCGCCGCAGCCAAACTTGCAGTTGTTGGTGGTTCATTACTCTTAGAACCGTTTACTGCTCCAGATAGTGTGGTTCAGAATTGTACTGACGTACATGACTTGATTGTAGACCATGCAAGTCAGATTGACTTAGAAGATGCAAGCATAACAACCAAGTATCTACAACTTGAAGATGGTTCTGGTTCAATAGTACAGGAAGATGGAACACTAGTAACAACAAGTCATCGCTCTCAATTGTTAATTGTAGAAGAACCTGACTCTGAGGATATTAGTTATCAGGGCGAAGCACTTATACTTGAAGATGGGAATCAACTTCTTAGAGAAGAGACTAACGAATTTAGTATCGGTATGGAACAAGATACTGATGGTGTGACTAAACTTCTCCTTGAGAATGGGGATGATATTATTATTGAGAGACAAACCTTTACAGACTTGGGTGTTGCAACTGAGGCTGGGCAAATTACAAAAGTCACAATAATTGATGACGGTAATGGATATACATCTCGCCCATCAATCAGTGTTACAAGGTCGGTTGCAGATCCTTCAGCGACTAATGCAGAGTTGGTTGCAATATCTAACAGTGGAGTGGGTAGTGTAAAAGATGTTTCTATAACAAACTATGGTTTGGAATACACTGGAGCTCCAAAGGTTACATTCAATAAAAAGATTGTTATTGCAAATCCAACAGGTAACTATACTGTCGGTGATACTCTTACCTCATTCACTGGAACAGTTGTTGATTGGAATTCAGATACTAACCTTCTTGAATTAGAAACAGTTGTAGAAGATTTTGTCGTTGGCGATATCATTACTTCAGTTGGTGGTGTTAGTGGAACAGTTGTACAGGAACTAGGAGCGTTTGGTTCTACAACTCTAGAACCAGTTGTTCGTTCTGATGGAACATTCATAACTGATAGAGGCAAGGTATCAGAAGCCACAATGAGAGTTCAAGACTCTCTATATTATCAAGACTACTCTTACGTTGTTCGTATTGGCCAATCTATTAATCAGTGGAGAGAGAGTATTAGAAACTCTGTGCATCCTGCTGGTTGGAACGTCTTTGGTGAAGTTTCTTTTGCAACAAGTCTCGCACAGGCACAAGCAAACTCACTAAGAATTCAAGTACCTACTGCTGGTGGTGTCCAAGACTTTACTGCTGATACCGAAACATTTACACCAGAACTTGCATCTACTCTTACAAACCTTTTCACTTCTATATTCGGCAGAAGATTGGGTACAACAACAGACGGAACAACTGTCGTATCTGCACCATTAAAAGGATACTCTGACATATCAGATGTTCCAAGTGGTAGAGAAGTAACATTGACATCAACCGTTTCTGTAACAATAGGAACAGGAAATAATATTGGGAAACAACAAACTGTCTTAGGCCCAACACTTGATTTGTTACCTAAGTATGCGTTTGCAGTTCCCCCTGTAATGGATGACGGAGAGATACCAAACTACCCTGGCATCTATCGTAATCCAAGAGGTGGTGTAAATAGTGGTGCGTATTTTACTATTGACCAGTTTGGACAGTATCCAATTAATCATGTATCATCAAGGGTTGGTGCATTGGATAGTTTTGATGATACTACTCAAACATTTGATTCAACTAATACATCATTTGATGAAAATGATATTGTTATTCCGCCAATCGCATTTAAGACTAGGATTAATGTTCCACCACCTGGCGAAATAAAAGTAACTCGTGGAACACTTATCAATGCATTTGATCAAAACTTTATTACATTTGATAATGCTAACAATACATATGATGAAAGTGGAACTCAGGGAACTTATGGAATACACAATGCATCATTTGATAATAGTGGAACTCAGGGAACTTTTGACTCAGGAACACTAACTTTTGATATGGCTCCACCTCAGAAATCATTTGATGATACTTTAATTTCATTTGATTCAAATACAAATACACTTGACGAAACCTTATAAATAACATTAGAATATATCTACTAGGAGATAACAAATGGCAAAAGCAGCAATCGGCGTAGGCACATCTGCAAACGATGGTACAGGAGATGACCTTCGTTCTGGTGCAATTAAAATTAACGCCAACTTTGACGAAATCTATACTGAATTGGGTAACGGTACTACATTGTCTAGTGCGTCCTCAACTCAAACACTTACAAATAAAACTTTAACTGCACCCACTATTAATGGAGCAGTCGGTGGAACTACAACTTCCATGACAATCACTGCACTTACTACTGAAGGTATTGCAAATGCAACTGACGAGCTAGAAATTACCGCTGCAAACCAAGTAGTTGAGATTCAAGGTGGTGGTTCAAACTCTGGTGCAATCACTCTTAACTGTGAACAAAATACTCATGGTCAAAAGATTATCGCAGCATCACATAGTGCATTGAATGGTAATAGTGGCAACCCTGCTACTTTGACACTTCCAAGTACTGGTGTAGCAAGTCAAGAGTTGGTTTCCACAGGTGCGACACAGACACTTACTAATAAGACACTGACTGCACCTACTATTACTGGTGCCGGAACAATCGCTGGTGTATTCACTGGTAATATTACTGGTAACGTAACTGGTAACGTAACAGGTAATATTACTGGTAACGTAACTGGTAATGTGACAGGAAACCTTGATGGTATTATTGGAAGCAACACTCCTGCCGCTGGTTCGTTTACCACTGCAAGCACAAGTGTGCATTTTCAAGCAGCAGTTCATGCAGATACAACTGCAAGAGATGCCGCAATTACATCTCCCGCCGCTGGTATGGTTGCATACTTAACTGCAACAAATAAACTACAAGTATATACTGGAAGCGCTTGGGAAACAATTACTTCATCGTAAGGATAGATAACAATGGCAATTGATAAGATTATAGACAGAGCGGCAACCATATCTGTTTCATCAACAGATGTTTCTGATGATTCAAACACATCTACTGGTGCTCTGGATATTCCAGTTGGAACTACGGCACAACGGCCTGGTTCACCTACAGAGGGTAATATTAGATATAATACAGACTTGGAAACTACAGAAATTTATGCCGAGGGTGCTTGGGGTAGGGTATCACCATTGACACCAGCTATCAGTAGTATTACTGGAAACATTTATAACACTAGTGCTGGAAACTTAACTCTCTTAGGATCAAATTTTTTATCTACAAATTTAGTTGTTTCATTTACACCTTCTGGTGGTTCTGCATCTACAGTTACAGTAACACCTAATAGTGATATTTCAGCGACAGTTGCTGTTCCTTCTGCAATCTATGGACAGAGTGCTGGAACTGTTATATCAATATCAGTTACGAATAACGATAGTAGAACATCTGCCGCAACGAACAAAACGGTGCTTTCTCCTCCTACTGGTGGAACTGTTACTACCAGTGGAAATTTTAGAATCCATACATTTAATTCTTCTGCCAACTTTGTTGTTCCTTCTAGTGTAACACTTGCAGACGTAGAATATCTCGTTATCGCCGGCGGTGGTTCTGGTGGTGACTATGGAGGCGGTGGTGGAGCAGGTGGGTATCGCTCATCTGTTGTTGGTGAAAACTCTGGTGGTGGCGCTTCGGCGGAATCTAGAATAACTATGGCGCCTGCAACATATGTTTGTACGATTGGTGCCGGTGGTGCCGCTGATACTACTAACGGTACTTATGATGCTGGAAACAGCGGTGATAATTCTTCTATCATTGGTGGTTCTGTTAGTATTACCAGTGTTGCTGGTGGAAAGGCCGGACACTATAATAACGTAAGCGGTAGCGCTGGAGGCTCAGGTGGTGGGGCTGGTATCGCTGAAAATACTGGAAATGGTATCGGTGGCGCTGGAACAAGTGGACAAGGATACGCTGGTGGTGCCAATACTGCTGGAAGAGGTGGTTCTGGTACTTACCCAGGCGGCGCAGGCGGTGGTGGAGCAGGTGCCGTAGGTTCTAACGGTTCTGCAAAAGGTGCTGCTGGACAACCAGGCGGTGCTGGTGTTGCATCCTCAATAACAGGTTCATCTATTACTCGTGCCGGTGGCGGTGGAGGAGCTTCTGGTTCTAGTGGCATTGGTGGAGCTGGTGGTGCCGGCGGCGGTGGAACAGCAGAAGGTTATGGTGGCGCAGACAAAAACGGTGGAACAAACACTGGCAGCGGCGGTGGTGCTGATACTGGAACAACAAATAGTACTGTTGCTGGAAATGGCGGCAGTGGCGTTGTCATTATTAAATATCAATTACCGTAGGGAGAATAATATAAGATGGCACATTTTGCAAAAGTAAATAACGGTATTGTAGAAAAGGTTATTGTAGCAGAACAAGATTATATTGACAATCTTGTTGATGATAGCCCAGGCGAATGGATTCAAACATCATACAATACACATGGTGGAGTTCACTCTGAAGGTGGAACTCCTTTAAGAAAAAATTATGCCGCAGTTGGATTTGTTTATGATAAAGATAGAGATGCTTTTTATTCACCCAAACCATATGCATCATGGACATTAGATGACGATACCTGTATGTGGTCTGCACCTGTTGATAGACCAGATGATGATATTCTCTATGAGTGGGATGAAGAAAACAGAAACTGGGTTGAACCAACCGAATAAATAAGATTATAGGAAAAAACAATGGCAGCGATAATTACAGAAAAATTTAGACAACACAATGCAGACCAGTTCTTTGAGTCATTCACTGAGGCTGCGGCAAATAATTATTATTTGTTTATTGGTAAGACTTCACCGTTTACCTCTGGAACAACTGGTGGTTCGGATACAACTCCCCCAACACCAGTAGACACAATTACACTTGATAGTTATAAGTGGGATTCAATGATTGCTGCCAAAAGAATTGGAACTACTGATGTTACTTATGTAATACCAAGAAGAAATTATGTAGAAGGAACAACTTATGATATGTACGAACATAACATTAGTTCTTCTAACACCGCCACCTCTGGTGCAACAAATCTTTTTGACTCGACACACTACTTTGTCACTGATGAGTTTAAAGTTTATAAAGTTCTAGACAATAATGGTGGAACTGCAATTCAGGCTGGTGCGAGCGGGCCAACGTCAACTGCGTCAGACCCATTCTTTTCTGGTGGATACTATCTTCAGTATATGTACACACTTTCAACTTCACAAATTCAAAAGTTTGTTACGACAGATTTCATTCCAGTTCTTTCAGACACAACTGTTGTAAGTGATGTTCAAACAAACTCTGGTGACACTGCACCATTTAATGGCGCTCCAGTTAAAGTAATACAAGTAACTGGTGGTTCTGGTTATACAAATGGAACTTACTATGCTCCTATTCGTGGAGATGGTACTGGTGGTGTTGTAAAGATTCATGTATCTGGTGGAGAAATCCAAAAGTTTGGAAACACCGTCAACAACTCACAGATTGAAAATGCTGGTGTTGGTTACACATACGGTATAGTAGATTTAACAAATGATATCTTTACTACATATTCTAGTAGTACGCTATCAGGTGCATCTTCACTTGGTTCAGGAAGTAATGGTGTGATAACCCCAATAATTTCACCAAGAGTTGGACATGGATATGATCCAATTGGAGAACTTGGTGGACACTATATTATGTTGAATGCAAAACTAGAACAAGCCGAAGGTGACGATTTTGCCGTAGGAAATGACTTTAGAGAAGTAGGACTACTAGTTGATCCTAGTTCATTTGGTAGTGCAAATCCATATAGTGGTACAACTGCAAGGCAAACATACGCCGTTGCATTCTCTTCTTCATCTGCAACATTTGAACCTGATGAAAGAATTACACAAGCAACAACTGGTGCAGTAGGTAGAGTTGTTGAATATGATGCAACAAGAAAAATACTTTACTACCTACAAGAAAGATTTGAAACATACGGCGTAAATGCAAACGGTGATTATGTTGCGTTTTCTGGAACAGGTGATATCGTTGGTGCGACATCTAGTTCTACTGGTGTTCCAGCCCAACCAAGTGGTGGAAGTATAACTCTCGCCGGTGGTAATTCAATAACATTTAATAGTGGATATGCAAATCCAGAATTACAACCAGACAGTGGTAATATTATCTATGTAGAAAACAGACGGCCTATTTCTCGTGCGTCTGACCAAACAGAAGATATTAAAGTTGTCGTAGAATTCTAATTTGAGATAAGGTGTATATAAATGGCTGAAACGCTAACAAACTTCAACGTCACTCCATATAATGACGATTACGCAACTACGAAAAATTTTCATCGTGTTATGTTTCGTCCAAGTTTCGCTGTGCAAGCAAGAGAGCTTACACAGTTGCAAACTATTCTACAGGAGCAGATTAATAAACTAGGTTCACATATTTTTGAACAGGGTTCTATGGTAATCCCTGGCGATATCAATGTTGATATGTTCTATGACTATATCCAGTTAGAGTCAACATTTAATGCGGCGACAGTAGAAACATACAGAACTGAATTTCAAGATAAGATAATTGAATCCACAACATCTGGATTGAAGGCAAGAGTTATTACAACGATTGCAGCGACTGATACTGACCCTCTTACTCTTTATATCAAGTATGAGAACACTGGTACTGATGGTGTTACTAAGACATTTGGTGTTGGTGAAACAATTATATCTACCAATGCAAATAATACTACGACTACAAACTTCAAACTTACAACAAATCAAACTACAGAGCGTTCTGCACAAATTGGTTCTTCTTCCACATCTACTGGAATAGGTTCGGCCGTTCTGGTTCATGCAGGCGTTTACTTTGTAAACGGTTTCTTTGTAGAAAATACAGAACAAATTATTATACTTGACAAATATTCAAATCGTCCATCGTATCGTGTTGGATGGCAAATTGGAGAAACATTCGTAACACCAGAAGATGATTCCTCTCTTCTTGACAATGCACAAGGTTCATCAAATGTTAATGCTCCTGGCGCCCACAGATTTAAAATTTCTCTTACTCTTGTTAAGAAAACTCTAACTGCAACTGATGACACAGACTTCATTGAACTTGCTCGTCTTGACAGGGGTAGTATTCAAAAGTTTGTTAAGTATTCTGATTACTCACAACTAGAACACACACTTGCTCGTAGAACATTTGATGAAAGTGGTAACTATGAGGTTCGTCCTTTCAAACTTGAAAAGAGAGAGCATCTTAACGATGGAACAAACAGAGGTGTGTTCCTTTCAGCTGGTGGCGGTTTAGAATCTAAAGTTGCATTCTCAATCGAACCAGGCAAGGCATATGTCGAGGGTTATGAATTAGAGACAATGGGTTCACAGATTGTTCCTGTAGATAAACCAAGAACATTTGACAGAGAGGTTGATAGACCAATTCAAACTCCTGTTGGTAACTTTCAACTTGTAGAAAATGTAATTAATATTCCGAATATCAATGCATTTGAAGAAGTTGCATTGTATGATGACTTGGGTGGACAGCCCGGCGGTGGTACTCAAGTAGGTACTGCAAGAGTTCGTGCATTCTCTTTGCATGATGGTGATTACACTTCGACTGCGGCAACCGTAAAATTTAAACTTGGCCTGTTCGATATTAATATGAATACAGGTAAAGATTATGACAGGGATGTAAAATCTTTTGATGGTGCAAACTTTCTTGCAGATGTCAGTCCTACACAATCAACACTCTTTGGTACAGCCTCAGTGGCTGGTTCTGGTTCTGGAACACAAGCAATTACTGGTGTAGGAACTCTATTTAATACTGAATTAAAAACTGGTGATTACATCTTTATAAATGGAACAAGACTTGGGCCGATTACTGTTACAGATAATTTGACAGCAAGTGTTACATATACTGGTGCTGCAATCGCTGGTGGACAAATAAAAAGATTTAATGCAAAGATTGAAGAAGCAGATAATAAGTCTCTTGTCTTTGACTCAAACTTTTTCAGACTTAGAAAAGTTAGAGGTGACTCTACTTCAAATCCAGATAACGAACAATCTACGTCATATACTTTAAGAAGGCAGTTCACACCAGTGCAAGTTTCTGGTGCCGGTGTTGCCCAGTTCAGTGTGACAGATAACGAATCTTTTGCATCTGGTTCTAACTTACAAAACTTTACTCTTGTTATTACTGCAAGTTCTAATGCGGCTACTGTAGGTAGAGTTCTTCCAATTAGGACTAGCGATATTACTGTCTCAGGTGGTGGACTGACTGTTAGTTTTGCAAACCTTACTAGTCTTTCGTCACCAGCCGCTTCTGGTGACTCTGTTGCTCTGATAGCATCTGTTGATGTAAGTTCAACTGCGGCGACAGAAAAAACTAAAACTCTTATTGAAAATCATACTACAGAAATTACAACTCAGGCAGCGGCGGCATTAACAAATGTTACGTTGGGTAAGGCCGATGGATTTAAACTTCTTTCTGTAAAGATGGCAACGGCGTTTGGTTCTTATAGCACAACAAATCAAATTGATATTACAGATAGATATACTTTTGATACTGGTATGAGAGATGCATTTTATGGACTTGCATCAATTAGACTGAAACCAGGCCAACCTGTTCCTACAGGTTCTATTCGTGTGGCATTTGATTTCTTCACACATGGTGCCGGTGATTACTTCTCAGTAGATTCGTATACTGGACAAGTTACTTATGAAAACATTCCAACATATATTTCAAAGGATAATGGTTCATCACTAGAACTACGAGATTGTTTTGACTTCAGGCCTCGTGTAGATGATAGTGGAACATTCTCTGGTGCAACTGCATCCATAACAGAACTTCCATTTGTTGGTACAAATGTTTCTGCTGACTTCTCATTCTTCTTAGGAAGAAAAGATTTGATTTTCATGGATAGACTTGGAAAGTTTAATGTAATAACAGGTGTTCCTTCACTTACTCCTACAACTCCACAGTCTCCTGAGACTGGCATGGTTCTTTTTGAAACAACCATGTCTCCATATGTTATTGGACTAGATGAAATCAATATTAGAAAACTAGATAATCGTAGATATACGATGAGAGACATTGGTAAACTTGACAAAAGAATTACCAATCTAGAATATTATACTTCACTCAATCTTCTAGAGAAAGAAGCCGCATCACTTGTATTGAAAGATAGTGATGGAAATGATAGACTTAAAAATGGTTTCATAGTAGATAACTTTACAGGACACGCAATCGGTGATTACGAAAGTGCAGACTATAAAGTTGCTGTCGATTTCCAAAAACGTGTTGCTCGTCCAATGGCATTCTCTGATAATGCCACTATGATTGAAACTCTTTCCACTGCGTCTGCAAGAGCTTCTTCTGGTTATAGAAAACATGAAGATGGTATCATAACACTTCCTTATACAGAAACTACATATATTCAAAATCCATATGCAACGGATAGTTTTGATGTAAACCCATACAAGGTTGCACCATTTACTGGTGAGATGATACTTGTTCCATATTCAGATGATTGGCAAGATGTGACTCGCAGGCCTGACGTTGTTGTAGATGATGACAATAACTTTGATGTTATAAATCGTCTTGCAGAAGAGATGGGTGTAACTGGTACAGTTTGGAACTCATGGCAGAACTCTTGGTTCGGTGAGAGACAGTGGACAGGAACACAAAGTTCATCTAGCACACAAAGAATCAATACTGGTGGTGGTATTGCAACTATAAGAACAACGACAACAAGAAGAACAGGTACACAACAAGTAGGACAAACTCGTTCTGGTATTGAAACCTCTATTCAATCTTCAGTTGATTCACATAATATGGGTGATAGAATTGTTGGTATTAACATGATACCATTCATGCGTTCACGCCCTGTTAGTGTTGTGGTTGCAAATATGCGCCCCAATACAAAAATGTTTGCATACTTTGATAATGAAAATGTAACAGACTTCTTCCGTCCAGACGATGTATTCACAGTGACTTCTGGTTCAAGAGCAAATTTTGATTTTAATAATACAGAACTTCCTGGCCCAGAAAGTTCTACTGATGCCGCAAGACAATTTAACGGTGAAGCAGTACAGGCATTTGGGTTCGGTGATATTATTAAAAACCAAACACATACTGCAACTGCTGTATCAGGTGTTGTAAAGAACAGTGATACTGTTGCAACAATTACTCTTGCAAGTGTATCTGGTATTGCAGTAGGACACCATGTACAGTTTAGTAGTATTGGTGGTTCAACAAGATTAAACTTTAGAACATCTAGAAACAATAACTATGTCGTAACTGGTGTAAGTGGAAGTACAATAACTATTCAAGAACTTGATGGTAGTGCATTAGGTACTATTAGTTCATACACATCTGGTGGTTCTTGTCAGAGACTTCAGGCCTCTGCCCATGTTACTTCTCAGAATGCAACTGCAACTGCAACAGAACTTCCTGTAGATATTAGAGTAAGTAATGTACAAAATGGATTTGCAATAAGTGACAACCTTTCTGGTTCTGTTCCAAGAACAACTGACGGTGGTACAAACCTTTGTCAAATTACAACTATTAACGGTTCAACATCAACTACAACCGTTCCCCCTATGAAGGTAGATACTAGCGATATTATCACAGATAATGCTGGTAAAATTACTGGTGTGTTTACAATTCCTAACAGCGATTCTTTAAGATTTAGAACTGGTGAAAGAGTTCTAAGACTTATTGATAATATCAATAATAACCCAGAGATTGGGCTACACTCATCAAAGGCTGAAAAGATTTATTCTGCAACAGGTATTGCAGAAGAAAGAGAACAGACTATTCTTAACGTAAGAAGAGCAGAGTTTGTTCGTGATAGAGTACAAGATAGTCGTGTTATCTCTCGTGATGTTCGTGGTGCGGCATCTTCAAGATCTCAACAAATTGCATTCCAACAATTGAGTCGAGGCGATGGTGGTGATGGCGGCGATGGTGGTGGCAACGGTGGTGGTAGCGGACACGATCCACTAGGACAGACATTTATTTCAGAAGGTGTCAACGGTGCATTTGTAACTTCAATTGACTTATTCTT